CCCCGTGCCCGGATACCGCTTCTCATAGCGGTCAGCAAGCGAGCTCATTGGGCGAGCCCGGGCACGCGAAGGCCCGCCCCCACCGAAGCAGGAGCGAGCCCAAGCGAACACATCACGTGCCGATCGCCATCCAGAAAGCGGTGCCGATCACAGCCGACGCCGTCCCCATCTGGTCGTAGCCCTTCAGCATCAGCGTGCCGGACGCCTTCACTGACACGATCACCGAACTGAAGCCCGCGATCGTCCCAGCAGTCGAAGACAGCAGCCCGGAGGGTGTTGCCTGCGCATACAGGACGGTCGTGAGGCCAGTTGCGACGTCGACGGTGCCGGCGTTCGACAGCACCGCCGACCCCGCTGCCATCCGAAGGCCCGTCGCCGTCACGATCGGAGCGACGTTCCCGACATGACCCGACGACACAGACACGCCGTTCGGGAAGTTTGACTCAGCCATCAGCCAAGCACCTCCCTACGCGACGTTCTGGCCCAGGAGCCACTCGTAACGCGTCCAACCGTACGAATACCGCATGTACGCGCGGTACTTGCCGGTGAACGTGTCGAAGTCCTCCTCACGGCCGAACTCGAGCGGAATCCTGTCGTACCACCGCAGACTGTTGCGCATCGCGGTCGAGTCGATCAGGAACCAGTTGTTCGTGTCGGTCAGGTAGTTCCACACGATCAGCCGGTAGCGGCCTGCCTGCGGGTTGATCGCGTTCTGCGCCGACGTCGGGTCGAGAAGCGACTTCGTGATCTCGAGCGCCGCGTCTTCCAAGTCCGGGGGAACGAGGATCGTGTCGGGCATGATGTTCATGATGTCGCCTCGGTCGTCTGTGAGCCTCATCATCGATACGCGGGCCGCGGACACGTTCGCTTTCGTGAGGGCGGCTGTCCCGGTGTTCGACTGTGTGGTGGCGTCGTCTGCCGAGTACGGATGTGATGCGGAGCACAGGACGACGCCGTCGGCGCCGAGCGTCGAGTTGCCGTCCGCGTTCGTCGTCGACGTGAACGCGTTGTTGAAGACCGACGCCGCCGAAAGCTCTCGCTTGCGGAATGCCGAGTCGCCCAACTGTGCGGACGAGTCGAACGCGATGTCGGTCAGGTTGTCGTCGACGAGTTTCCGTTCGACGTAGAAGCCCTTCGCGAACTGGACGTGCGTGAACGTCGTCTTGAACCCCTTGTTGAGGTCGTCGTAGTTGACGCGTCCGGAGCCGTTGGCTCCGTCGAACGCCCAGTTCTTCGCTCCGAGCGCCCCCACACCGATCGACTGTTCGTCAGCGCGGCCGGAGCTACGCATCGAGAACAAAGACGGGATCGAGGACTGGACTCTGCCGAAACTCGTGTAGAACGCGTCCGACAGAGCCGGGGTGAGCAGGTCTGCCCAATGGGAAGAAACAGCCATTTCTCAGCCTCCCTACTGGGCCTTGTTGAAGAGGTGATGACCCACGTTGAACAGCACCTGGGTCTCCATGGTCGCCGACTTCGCATGCACCACGATGAACTCTTTGTTCGAGCTCCCCGCGAGGGTCTGCGCGCCGGTTGCGCCGGACAGGTCGAGTGTGGCTCCTGCCAGCCTTGCGTTCGCGTCTGCCGTCTGAAGGATGACGTCAGGGTCGACACACACCTGAATGTCGGTGACTGCCGTCACAGCGGCGACGGTCGCGGACACGATCGGGCCAACAAGAGTTGTGTCGCCCGTTGCGCCGAGATCGATCGTTCCGGTCTCAACGTTCGCGATGTCACCGAAGGACAGTGTTTCGGTGTCCTTCGCCTTCATGGTGATGATCGTGGGGGCGCCTCCGGAGAGACGTCCTGCGATCGTGAAACCTGCCATGAGCAGATCCCTTCTGTTGACGTTGCGGTGGGATGGTGCTTGGTGCCGTCCGCTCGCCTTGGAGGGATCGGGTGCCTACCTACTTTTGTGTTTGCAGGTGCGTCCAGTCGTCAAACGACTTGACGTCCTTCAACGCGGCGTACTGTTCCGGCGTCTTGCCGAACCGTACGGCCGCTTCGAGCTCTTCCGCCGTAAGTGCAGGAGGCGGACCTTCTTTGCCGCCGTCGCCTGCGTTCGTAGCGGGCTTCCTTGGTGGGGCGGGTGTGCCTTTCAGGCCGGGCTCTCTCTCGATGAGCTCGGCGAGGACGTCGTCGAGGTTCGTGGGATTGTCTTCGTTGTCCCACTCGATCGTGGTGCCGTCCATTTTGAGTGCGGCGACCGCGAGCCTGGGGCTCGTGATCCCGAGTTCTTGTGCGCGTTCGCTGACGGCCAAACGTAGCGACGTGTCTTTCTTCTCGGCTGCCCACGTTTGTTCGCGCTGCTGGTAGTCGGCAACCTGGTCTGTGAGGCGTTGCGACTCCGTTTTGTCGGCGTCCTCGATCTGCTGCAACCGGTTGCGAAGCGCCTCCGCTTCCTTCGCTTGCGCCTTGTACGTTTTGACTTCTTCGCGCTGTTTGCGGATCGTCGCCATCGCACGTTCCTGATCGAACGCCTCCGGCAGATCAGCTGCCGGCAGATCGGTCTCGACGTCGGGTGGTTCCGTCGTTTCGGTCGGGTCGGGGTCTTCAGCCATCTCGGCTCTCCTGACTGGGCGCCTTGGCCCGAATGTACAAAGTGTCGACAGACGTGAACTTCATTTCCTGCCCCTTCACGAGCGTGTAGCCTGATGGATCGGGGACGGACGACCATTCGAGATCTGATTCCGCGACGACCGTCAACACAACCGTCGGCGTCTCGTCGCTCATGCTGCGGCTTTCGGCGTCTTGTAGTTGGAGCACTGGTCGTAGTGGGCGGGGAGCGTCGCGCCGCATTCGACGCAAAGGGCGCGTGCTTGGCGGCCGATGTTGCGTGGCTGCCGTGGTGGCCCTGATGGGTCGAACGGTTCGTCGTCACGGTATTGGGCGGGAACGAACTCGCTGTCTGTGTGCGCTTGCGCTTGCGATCGGAGAAGGCGTTCGATGTCGTCGATTCTGCGGTCGGCCTGGTCGAATCGTTCGAGGATCAGCGTGAGCGCGTCGACTTCTGCTTGCGGTTCGGGTGCTTCGAGCGTTTCGGACGGTGGTGTTTTCGGGGTGGGTGGCATCTCGCCTCCTGATAGGGGCCGCTCTCGCGGCTTGGATGGTGGTGCAAAGAAGAGGGGCGGGGTGGCGCACGTTGCCCGAGGGCCCGTTGCCCGGCGGAAAGGAGGAAAAGAACCGGAACACGCCAACCCGCCCTACCACGGCCTCGAGCGCGGCCGAATCGATCAGCTCGTGAGGAGCGCGTCCCGCAAGGAGCGCTCGCGAATACCAGGGCCCCACACGGGCGACAACGTGTTCTGCACAAGATCGTCAAGCGCGATGCTGCCGTCCTCGTAGGCGGCGAGCTTGCCGGGACCGAGAATCCGGAGTTTGGACGAGCTGGGTAAAGCAGCGAAGCGTTCCGCACCCGGTGTGACGTCTAACCGTGTTTCGGGAACACCGGGGAAACCGAGATCAGCCCACGAACGCGTCCGAGGCGCCGGCGAACAGCGGCAGTTCGGATGCGAGGCGAACATCTCGTCAACCGGGTGGACGGTCCCGTGCAAAGCCCAGCATGCAGCACACGTGCGCGTCGACAGCTGTGCGATCCACACCCACCCGTCGAGCACATCCCTGTTCGCCTTATACGTGTCGATCGCACCATCACGGTAGGCGCCGATCGTCTCCGTACGCGCTATCCGCAACGTCCGCCACAACGGAGCCTGCAACGTGTCCCGAAGTGCTCTGGCCGTCTCGCGCGGCCCCGTGCCCGCCACGACAGCCTCCACCAGCATGTCAGCTGCCGCCGACGCTGCGTCCGGGGCGATCCGCTCGAGCAAAGAGCGCAACGGAGCACCCACGGTCGTGCGGGCAACGATCGCTTGCAACGGCAGAAACGCAGTCGGCGTCGTTGCGTTCACCAACGCGAACGCGTCCGCATGACCTGCAGCGAACGCCCGTGCCTGGTCGGCAGTGATGCGTCCCTCGGCAAAGTCGACGTACACCTGCGTTTCCGTCAGCACCCTGCGTTCGAGGCGCTCGAGGACACCATGACGGATCAGCCATGCTTCGTCAACGGTTTCGCCGGCCAACCGTGCCGCGGCGATCTGGCCTGTCAGCCTTTCAAGATCGGCTTTGACGCGTGCCCACGCAACTCCGTATCGTCGTGCGAGGTCGCGGGCGGCGGCTTCGTCGGCTGCCAGTTGTGCCGCCCGTTGCGACGCGAGCCGCTCCGACGGCGTCATGGTGTGTCCTCGATGTCGTCGTGGCCGGCGTTGGCCCACAACTCGGCGTACACGATGTCTGGGTTTTCGCCGGCAGCGACCCTACGGAGGCTATCGAGCAGGTGGTCACCGGCTATGACGTGCCAACCGAGATCGACCGTCTCGTCGAGCATGGGCTGTTACAGCCAGCGGGCGACGTGAGCGGGCAACGCTTCCTCGATATCCGCGTCGGCACGAAGGTCTCGTGCACGCCCGGCAAGTTCAGCACACCGGTTCGCCCCATATTCTGTCCAGGCGCCGGCCTCACCAGCCGCCTGGATGATCGATCCGATCTCGGACTCGACGGCGTCGAGGTCAGCGGTGTCGGGAGCGCTGTCTGCGGGATCAGGAGCGGGAGCCTCTGCCGCTGCGGCCTTCTTCGGGGCGGCCTTCTTCGCCGCCGCTGCGGGCTTCTTCGGGGCTGCCATCGCTGGTGCCTCCCTTACGTTTGAGTGTCGTTCTGGTCTGTGCGGGCCCGCTCAAGCTCCTGCTCGAACGCACTCACGGTCTGCGACGCGTCCATCACGAACGCCCCCAAACATCCCCACGAACAGAAGTCCATGCGAGCCGAGCCCCCGGTGATCGTCACATGAGCCCACCCCAAAAACGGGAAG